GACAAGGAACGGCTTGATTGGCTGCTCAAGAACTGCTTAATCAAAGAACTTGATTTGGAGTGGGTTCACGACAGCAGGGAGACAATCGACGAAGCAATGAAGGGAGAACTATGAAAGCACGACTTGAATTCGACCTACCAGAAGAGCAACGATACCTTGCCATATATAAAAAAGTGGTAAGGTTATTAAGGTAGATTGAAAGAAGTATAAGCTAACGGAACTCTAATATAATAATACTATGAAAAAACTAATACCAAAAATCCTAGAACGTGATATTACGCTCTACCTTTTAGATGGAGCTAAACTCTTTATGCTTGACACATACGCAGGAGAACACGCCATTTTCATCGAGCATAGCGATGGAGATGTGACAATCGCCTCGTGGGTCGAAGGCGGCGTCGAAGTGGAGCATCTTAACATAAGCAAAGATATGAGAAACAGCCTAGCAAATTATTTAGCCATAAAGGAGGACTTACAGAACACTGAAGTGTCTCAAGACTGAGGCACGAAGGAATTGAGACGACTGACTGGTTATCTATTTTTATTAACGCAACGAAAGGAAAAATATGAATGATGAATACGAAAAACTTAAAAATGCCCTAGAGTCAAAAGGGATAAAGGTTACAGACTGCGATTCTTGTGGCATATCAATGGAGATAAGCGATGTTTCTTTTTATGTAAGCTCCAACTCTGGCTATGAAGGCTCAAGCTGCCTTAGCCTAAGCTACTACGGAACAAGTTCTTTGGATAACAAACAGGACAGGCGCGACGTAGCCGTTGCCTGATCCTTATGGTTGGATACCATTTTTTATTATGAAAGCTAGACTTGAGTTTGACCTACCCGACGAACAGTTGGAATTTGAAATCTGCCGAAAAGCTGGCGACCTGCACTCCAACCTATGGGATTTGGCAGAGCAGATTCGCACGTGGCGTAAACACGGACATCGGTTCAAGGATGTGGACGAACTCCTTGATGCGCTGTGGGAGGACTGCATAAATCACGAGCTGTTAAATATCTAATTATGAAAACCGAAGAATACGACATACTAAAAGAAGCACTAGACATCACCCAAGGAGATCGTTTAGAAGATTACGGAGACAGCACAGTAGAGCTTAACAGAATTGCTACTCTCTGGTCTGTAATCTTTGAAACTGATATAACGCCCAACCAAGTTGCTCTTGCAATGATTGCCTTAAAAATCACAAGACAGATGCATAAAAATAAAAGAGATAACTGGGTTGACATTGCTGGATATTCCTGAATAGGGTATCTAGCTACAAAACCAAATAACAATAATAACAATAATGACTGATACACTATTAGAAGAAAGTGACCTAATCCCTGTTGCATCCATTGAAGGAATTGACACAAGCTCAGTACCGTCTGATCGACTACAGGAGATTAAAGAGCTCGGAGACGCGCTAAACAAACTAGACCAAGATGTTCTAGAAGCAGAAGCCAACTTAAACATTCTTAAAGAAAAACGAAAAAAGATTGCAGAAGAGTTGCTACCTGACCAAATGAGGCAAGTTGGTCTTAAGCTTATCCAGTTGAACGACGACACCAAGATTCAACTTAGCGACTTTGTTGACGCCAGAATCAAAGACCCACAAACTGCGTTCGATTGGCTGCGTGACACCAATAATGACAGCATCATCAAGAACCAACTAAGCATTACGCTAGACAGAGGGCAAGATGATGTAGCTCAAAAAATACAAGATTTAATTGAAGAGTCGTTCAGTGTGCCTGTTGATGCAAAAATCAGCATTCACCACGCAACTCTTAAGTCTTTCTGTCGTGATGCTCTGGACAACCCAGAGCTGGCAGAATCTCTACCACGTGAAGCCTTTGGTATCTACCAAGGAACACGTGCAAAAATAACCCGATAAAAGAAAGAAGAAAGAAGAATCATGGCATTCGATATAACAACCGTAGCAGGACAAGGAACAGAGAATCTGGATTCAGGCTCATCCCTGCCCTTTATCCGCATTCTGCAAGACTTGAGCCCTCAGCTCAAACCACAAAAAGACGAATACGTAGAAGGCTCAAAGTCTGGCGATTTGTTCTTTGCTAAAAACCAAAGCATCATTGAACAACCTGCAGAAGTTATTCCTTGCTATACACAGTCACTCTACACTGAATGGGTTCCCCGTTCAAAAGGTGGCGGTTTCAAAGGCAACCATCCGCTAACAATTGTTAGCCACCCTAAATACGAAAAAGGCCGTGATCGTCAATATGACGAATGGCTTGGAGAAAACGAACTCAAGTTCACCACATACTGGTTTGTGCTTATTAAGCTCAACGGTCAGTGGGAACAAGCAGTTATCCCGTTTACCTCTTCGCAACTTCGCGTATCTCGTAAACTAACCTCGGACATTAGCCGATTCCGCTACGACGGAATGGATGTTGCTCCACCTCTCTATGCGCAAGCATGGAAGCTTGTTTCTGTCCTAGAGACAAGCAAAAATGGCGATGACTACTTCAACTTCGGATTTGAAGAACCACGTGTTCTTGACTTCGAAGCTGACGAAGAAATCCTGACCATTGCTGCTGAGACGTATCAAAATGCGGCTCATACCCCACTACTACAAAGCAATGAATCAGACCAACCAAAACTGGTTGACTCCTCTGATGTCCCCTACTAAGTAGTAACCAACAAGTGCCCCCACCTTGACCGACTGCCGAGGTGGGGGCTTTATTGTCCAATGATACCTATAGCCGACATAGCCTTTAAATTTCACGAATTATTCGTAAGCAATCCATCTGTACACGGACAAACATCCTTGACTGGCAAAACCAGAGATCGTGATGGTAAACAAGACTCAAGGTCTTTTTTAGTCAAAGCCCCACTAAATAACAGTGTTTGGGAAGAACACCTAAAAGGTGAGAAAATAATTGGATGCACACCGCTCGTCAACGAAGACCGCGTTCGTTGGGGCGCTCTAGACGTAGACGTCTATCAAGACACAAACACAATAGAAGATATTGTAACTAAGGTAAAAGAACATAAACTGCCTTTTGTGGTTTGCCGATCAAAGTCTGGCGGAGCACATGTGTATTTGTTCTTTTCCGAAGAAGTATCTGCAGCCGCTGTTATTGACAAGCTAAAATCGTTTAGTGCGTTCTTCGGACAAGGAGCTTGTGAGATATACCCCAAGCAACCAAAAATCAGCAACCGCAAAGACGACTCAAAATACGGTAACTGGATTAACATGCCCTACAGCGGCAACCCCACACTCCAGTACGCCTTTAATGATAACGGCGATGCTTTAGACCCATTACAGTTCCTTGAGCTTGCCCACCAGAAAAAGC